ACATCGCTTAATATTTTTCGCCTAAGATTACTTAAACGAGGGAACAGACCCCTTTATCACCTCTGTGCTGAAAGTAAACCCTTGAGTCTACAATATCTGACTTGGAGGCAAAGCGAAGCGGAAGCCGATGTTGGCGTTCGAGTTCGAACGAGGGTTGTTGCCGTTGAACGTCGCCAGGCCGTTGGAGGCATTGTTATAGTTGCCACCGCAGTTGAAAGACCGCAACGGTCTATTCCCTATGTTAAGTAGTTGGCTTGTTGACGGACTTAAGCCATCCACCCAGCATTTTACCAATCTCCACTACCATGCCAGACCATATTTCATATTTCTTCATGGGCAAGAATCCAAGATTTTGAGATAACCTTAGATATGCTTTCATTTTCATTATTTCAACATCAAGGTCTTGCAGGGTAGTTTTCTTGTAATACTTTTTTTGAGCTTCAATAGTCCGCTCAAGCATAGTGTCCATACTTCTTTTCATATCCGTCACAAGAGCGAACTTTTCAGACTTCGGATATTGGGCTAATGCACCATAGCCGTATTCCATCATGTCAAATATTTTCTGTAATATTTTTAATTCTTCGGCCATAATGCATCCTCCTTCTATCTCGTGTCTTGAACTTATATTACATGATTTAGTCAGAGTATACGCCATATTGTTACAGAATAACGGAATACGTTATTTTCAAAAATTTCGTTTTAGCTCCGCTATCGCGGAGCTAACAGATTACAGTTATACAGATGGCAGTTCAACATAAGCGAAGCGGAAGCCGATGCTGGCGAGCGAGTACGAACGAGGGTAGTTGCCGAGGAACGCCGCCAGGCCGCTGGAGGCATTGCCGTAGTGGCCACCGCAGTAGAAAGACCGCTCTGCTTCGCCATTATTAAAGTAACACTGGTGAGACTTACTCAATACATTTGCATCTGTCGGCAACATACCAAGAGCTTGAAGTAATAGCTTTGCATTCTCACCAATAGTACCATCAGCAATAATACTTCCAAATGTGCAATTATGAGCGCCTGGTGCAGCATCTGTAATAGTTTTGGAATAAGTCAACTTGCTACTTATCCAGTCCATCTTTACACTATCCGGCGTGGTGCCTGATCCATTAGGGGTAATCAAGGAGCCGTCATCAGCATTTATCGCTTTCCATTCCAAGCTAGAAGCAGATTGAGAATTTAGGCTATCAGCTCCATTGTTGTTCGCAAGGATTTGCAGCTCTCCATAAACAGAGCGTATTCCCCCGGACCAGTCACGAACATTACCACCAAGGCCATCAATGCCTGAAGGTGAATTGTCGTGGAACCAAGTTAGAGGCCCTGTTCCTGTTAGCGTTCTGTTTGTTTGGCCACTTACTATATTGCCAGGTAATGCCTTGTAGCTGTTTTCTGTAGAGTGCTTTCCATAGGCGTTATTTCCTAACGGTATAAATCCATTATTTTCGCACCAATTTATAAGCAATCCTCTTTCCATCTGTGTCATGAGATGCCAGCCCTTACCTTTGGCCACGCAAGCAGCAATGGCATTGTCTAAATTGATGGTATGATGAGGATCTTGTCCAGGCATGGAATAGGCCCTACCATTTTTTATTATGCTTGGATATTTTGCAATCCAAATCGCATCTACCTCTTGGCCGTTAACAATAAAAGCAGGATGAACTGCTTCAGATGAACCCATGCCTAATTGCTTGTATGTTTGCTTTGGTATTTTTACCATGATGCTGGGCTTGCCTTTATCATCATACAATATCTCATTACCTGGGCATGCAGCCATTAAGGACAGATTAGATAAATCAAAATTTGCCATAATTTTTCCTCCTACTCTATAGACCAAAGAGTCAAGGTTACCGCATTCATGTCAAGCGGAACAGGTACAAGCAAAGCTTCTCCTTCTTCCCCAACTTCTTCGCCCTCTTCATATTTTCTTTCTGGTATATCAATCTGAGCTACATATGAACGGCCAGCTGCAGCTCCAATCACCAGGGCATTATCCTCATCGAAACAAACATCGATGTGGACAGGCCAATCTTGTTCACGACTTGCCAAATTGATTGTCAAATCATCATCGAAGGTTACCTTAGTTCCTTTGGCCGAATAAGGAATCTTTTTACCTTCATTTTTTTCAATTACTATCATTTCATAAATCCTCCTAACACCGTATATTTGACATCAGCAGATTTGGCTGAGCCATTAAAAGCAATCTTAAAGCCATTCGTAAGCTTGTCGCTTATTTCTATTTCCCCAGCATTTCCATTAGCACTTTCAATTTCAACAAGGACAATATAATCTTTGCCCCAGAATTCTTTTTCAAGGCTTATAGTTTTCATGCTGTTATTAAAGGGGAAAGGTTCGCTGTTTGTGAGGTTTATATTTCCTCTTTCAATCTCCCAGCTGTTTTGCCTGGCATAGTTAAGTAATGTTGCAATCGCCAAGTGAGAATCCACGATACCTGCTTCCATATTGTTAAAGCGGACCTGGTCTTGTGGCGTTCCTTGCTGCATAACTTCGCCAGCAGGCGTTATTGTAAATGTTCCGTCTCCGTTGTCAACAACGGTAAAAACATTGGACGGCTTTGTTACATGGTCGAGCCATGTTGTCCAATCATACATATTACGCACCTCCTTCTATTACGGCAAAGTCAAACCAGTATAATACTCCCGTTTGTCCTGTTTCTATCGTGATACTCATATCTTGATGTACCCATCGCTCCCCTTCAGCATTAAAAAGCTCCACCCGATTAATGGTTACTTCTCCGGCAGGAACAATGGATAATAGAGCCCTAACCGTGCCATTTGGCAAAATGACAACATCGTTGATATCAGCAGGGTGATTAGTTGACCCTACACGATATTGAGCCTTTGCTATCCTTCTTTTTATAAAATTTCTTAAATCTTTAAAAGCAGCCGTATCAAGCATTTACATCACCTTCCTTTACATTAAACTGCCTAATGCAGTGCCGCATTTAGGGGCACTATATGTAGCACCGCCACTATTGGCACCAATTTCAATTCCACTTCTTTGTATCTCTCCTTGCGTAGCTACAACAGGATAACTTCCCGTTTTTGCTTCCCCAGTCATGGGGACAGAGTATGCGACACCTTCAGCATCTGTTAATACTAATACATCGCTTCTGGTTATCGCTCCTTGGGTTGCCCGTGCTGGGTAAGTTCCACAAAGGCGGGCACTATAGGCAACATATCCGCTTGATACACTGATTACTATATTGACACGACTCCGATAATTAATCCCATTGTCTTGCAAGTGGGAGCGGACAGGCTTAAATATATTAATTGCCCGAATAAGTTCATCGTGAGATATAGCCACTTGCTGATCAGTTACATCAAGCATGACACGAAAATGAAAAGGTTCGCCATCATACTCAAACCATTCTTCTAATTCCGTGCCAGGGTAAAGGTCGCTTAAGGCTCTCTCTACAGCTCCCCTTGTGCCAAGGGTTCTATGAACCTTGAAGCTATTCTTTATTTGTGCTCTTTTTGCTTTGAGATTATAGTTGTAGCCATACCAGTCTACTTTTAGGTCATAGGCCAGGATATCAAGAAGTTCTTCAGGCAATTTATCTATTTGTGGATAAATCCTTATCCTGTCAATTTCTTTAGGCCTTTTTGCCAAGGCATCTGCAATTATTGTCGCAAGTGCAAATATCCTTTTATCTTCTCTCAGCACATCCGGAAGGGTACTCAAAAGATTTTCTGGCGTAATTCCATACTTATTCATCTTCATACCCTCCGTTAATTATCGTAATACTTCCTATCTCTGCGATTTGCGGAACAGAATTATCTTGTCCGTCTCTCAAAGATGTAAAGCCAGGTGACACTAGCTCAATTCTTTTTGTACCTGCAGCTTTAACATATTGCCTTAGTTCGTCCGGATTAATATCCCTTCCAAACTTTTCGCTCTGCCATAGTACATATTTATCAACTGCTTCCTGAACAGCCACTTCAATTTCAGATGCACTCAGTGTTGCATTCCTTGAAATGTAATAAGTAAATTCAATGTCATAGGAAACTGTTTCAGCATCATCAACCACTAAATAATCTGTCAGCGGTCTTACGTATTTATCATTGCAAGCTTCATAAACTGCATTCTTTATTTCTGTGCCGGCAGTAGTGCCATCTTTCATTAAAACGAATAGGCTTACCTGCCCTGGGCTGGGAGAGTTGGCCACAACATCAGCTATCAAAGTAGATACCTGTTTAGCAAAATAATCATATGCTCCTTCAGGCCCTGCCGTGCTATAAGAGGCGGTGCTTGCCCTTAATAAATTAAAATATTCATCATCTGTGGCGGCATCCGCTCCGTTATCGCTTTCGGTTATATTCTCACAGCTATCGTAATAAGGGAAAACATCCACCAAGGTATCAATTTGACCTGGCGCATATCCGTTGCCTATTGTTCCTGGGGTTTGACATTGGATCATAACATCGGCATAGGTTTGTCCGATATCGATGTAAACATCATCTGTCGTTTCCCAGATTAAGGTGCTATCTTTATTCGTTACCTTTGTTCCCGCATGCACAAGTATCGCACTATCCTGTACTTCGGATATATGGAA